TAAATTGAATTTTTTGATGTGGAAAATATAATTCTCCACCTTCATAATCATCATTAATATAAAATAAACTTGCTATATCATAATTTGGAAAATCATTTGGCAATCCAGCATCTGGACCTTGATGTAATTCTTTATCTGCATGTGGCATTTGAAATTGACCTGGATTCCATTTTACTATTGTTTGTCCAGTTGGTTGTACTTTTACTTTAAAGAAATCTTCAATAATTGGTTGCAGTCTATTAAACAGACCAACAATAACTGGAACAATTTTTGGATCATTTTGATTAAGAGATGGTGCACTACAAACCCTATCTTTCCAGTAATCTGCATCATATATAACTGTTCCGTTTTCATTTACATGGCTTTGAGTTACATCCCAAATAGTTAAATTTTTTGCAGCATTTTCTAAAAAGTTTACTTCTTCTTCTGTCATAAAATTTTCTAATTCAATTATATTTTCTGGACCACTGCCAAAAAATCCTGAAGGGGTTATTGATGGTTTTCTAATAACAGTAATAGCGTCTTCTGGGATCATCATACTATTATATCACCTCACTGTATTATCTTTAACATGTAATTTTAATGCTTTTACTTCATGAGACCCTAGAGACTCATTTTTTTCATTTACCGCATCTCTATACCAGTCTGTCCAATTTCCAGAAGTATTAACAACTTGTGCTGCATTTCCATAGTTCATGTTAGCATTATGTCTAGATCTATCTTCATCTTTATATTCAAAAATTTCAATAGAAGTATTATTAAGGTTTGTTAATGAAATAGGAATTATAGTTGCTATTGGAGTGCCAGCCTTTATTACTATTTTTTCATTAGCCTTTTTTGCTTTAATTGCAAGGGGCAATGGATTATCATAAAAAGATGTACTTATTAAATTAGACATTGTTTCAAATTCATCACTAAAATAATTAACTGGATTAATTGTCCAAATACTTACATCTTTGTCTGTTCTAAATATTAAACTAGTATCAAGACTAATTGATGATTGTCCTCTACCTGCATATGCTCTTTCTGGACCAAATATCTGAACATGTTGATCTGTTTGATCATTAATGCCATCCCAAATAAAAGATATATCCTCAATACATGAAAGATTCCATCCAATAACATTAGCCTGTGTTACTGGAAAACATCTATATGCATGATTTTCTGATGTTAGGTCCATCCAATCTCGCTTTATAGACATTGGTGTAATATTAAATTTACAGCCTTGCATTTTTTCTACAGATATATTAAACATTATTCATTGTTCCATTTCGGATCATACATATCTGGAGTATGATACTTTTTACTATAATCTAACATTGTAACAATTGAATACTTTGTTCCAGAATGAACTGGCATTGCTTGATGTGGATACATATAGTTTGATGGGAATATATATAAATCACCAGCCTTTGGTTTGATGTTTAAATTTTGAAGTCTAAAGAATAATTCTCCACCTTCATAATTATCATTCACATATGCAACCAAGGATACCGTACAGTTATATGAAAAACCATGGTCATGATGTTCCATAAAGTGTTGTCCTGGCCCATATTTAATAAAGTTAAATGCTTCCCAATATTTTAATGGCATTATGTTATAATCTTTTCTATAATCTTCAACTGCTGCAAATTGAGCATCATAAACATCTTGCCAAAGTGCTTGTAATTTTTTTGAATCTTCGCTGAGATCATTTTCAATATCAGTTTTTTTAAATTTAAAATCTACACAATCTCTATATTCTGGCATTAACTGTTGATATCCTACATATGCAGGCATCCAGTGGTATCTTTTACCGTCTTTTGATAGTTCTCCATAGGGGGCAACTTCTCCTAATATATTTTCTAATCTATTAATAACGTCTATTTCTTTTTTAATAACATCTCTATATACAGTTATTCCATTACCTAAATTTTCTTTACTTGTCCATGTTGACATAGTTGCTCCTATTTATACTCTCTTCTTGTCCAAACCTTACTTTTATATACCCCGCCATCTGGCTGTCTATAAAAGTTTGCGTTATCTACCATTTTAGCATACATCTTAGATTGATCTAAAATCTCAATATTATGTTCCCAATTTTCTCTTTTAAATGGAAGAACCTGTAAATATGGTGTTCCAGCAGGAATAGTTCCTTCCCATCCCTCTGCAATAAAGAATGGAAAACTTCCTAATAAATGAACTTTGTCACTATCAACTATGCCTGTAGTATTTATAAAAGGCAAATCATATCTATTCATTGGTGTCATAAATAAAGCACTATAGCCTTCTGGAAGTTCTAGTCCCCAATCTGGCATCCAAGCAAAGTGATCTTTATAAAATCCTTTAGGATGTTCAAACTGTGGCATTGGTGGTCTTGCCATACAAAAATCTTTAAATTTTATATCATCTATTTTTACATCAATTGAACCTCTGGCATTTTTAAAAAATATTAAATCACAAGGAGTTTTAAAGACATATCCAGTCATAAAAGCATCCATAATTGCTGGACATGCTTTCCATGTTGGGATTTTACCAAAATCATCTGTAGTACCTTCTTTTGGAAAGGGACAAACTTCTTTTGGTGCTTTATAATATTCGCCATTAAAAGGATTTTTAGCAAAACGATCTGCTTCTTTATACCATTGTGGAATTACATCTTGAGTTGGAACAGGTACAGAAATACTATCTTTTTTTAACCAAGGTCTATATGATTTAAAGATGGCAAGATTAAATTCCACTACTTATGACCTAACTCATTAATATCTGTCATGATTACAACACAATATTTTGTACCGTTCTTCATTGGAAGAGATGCATGTTCATATATATAATTTGATGGGAATATCGCTATATCGCCAACTTTTGGAGTTAATGTATATCCATCTAATCTTGGAAATTGTATTTCTCCACCCTCATAATCGTCATTGATATATATAACTGCAGAAACAGTAGCATTATAGGCTGGTCCATGGTCTGCATGAATATTGAAGTGCTTTCCTTCTCCTTCATATTTTACAAAATTAAATGCTTCATAATAGATAACATTAATACCCCAATATCTTGCATAATCATCTATACAAAATTTTAATTTTTGATAAATCTCTTCATGAAGATCAATAAGTTCTCCATTAAACTCATCTCTAGGACCTAAATTTTCTTGCTTATATTTAAAATCAACACAATCTCTTGCTCGTTTGATTGGTGTTGTAGAATTTGTTACCTGTGCCTCAGACCATTTATATTTACGACCATTAGATAAGTTGGACTCAAGAATTTCTATATATCTTTTAGAATCCTCTAAAGAAAATGTATTTCTATAAACATTTAAGCCAAGTCCAGGATTTTCAACAATTATGCCATTTGGCAATGTTTTTGTTGGGTATCTATTTGATGCAGTTTCTGATCTATCTTTAGTAAACCAAGGATTTTGGTTTTCGTCATATATATCCATAATAACCCCTTTATTTCATTATACACTATAGATATTACCATTTGCCAATAGGGCATGTTGATTTTTCTAATTTGGTTTTTCCAGCCATAAAACAACCACATTTCTTACATTGCTTTGTTAACTGTATTAATTCTGGACATTCCAAACAAATTGCATATCTTTGATCTGCAACTTCTTTTGTTGCCATTGGCGTTCTAGGATCTACTAAATCCCATGGTCTTGTTTCTCCAAGACTTTCTTTCCATTGTTGCCAAGCATTTTTTTTATTTTCCATAATAATTAAAAATATTTATTCTGCTGGAGGGAAAAATGTTGTACCGTCCCAAGTCCAACCCATCGTAACTTCAGATGTATAGTCTATTTCTACTGTTGTTGGATTTGATGAAAGAATTGCTGCAAGTGCACGAACTTCATTAGATGCTTCTGGATCAAATACCAAATCAGGGCCAACTTCTCCATCTACAATAATTACATACCTTTTCATTTATTTCTCCTAATTATATGTTATATAAAGTATAGCATATGTTAGCAGAATGAACAGGAGTTTCCAACGAAGTAGCATCCACAATATGCATTACATGGATTTGACTTAGGTGAGAAACATGATCCTAGACATGTACAACTACCAAATGATGGTGGGAAGAATGGGAAGAATGGAGGGAAGAATGGTGGGAAGAATGGGAAGAACGGGAAGAATGGAGGGAAGAATGGGAAGAATGGGAAGTAAGGGAAGAATGGTGGGAAGAACGGGAAGAATGGGAAGTAAGGTGGGAAGAACGGT